TATAACAGCATCACAGTTAGGGGCGTTTATGCAGAAGATAGAACAAAAAGGCATAAAGATTGATGCTTTAGTTCTCGATTACGTCAATTTAATGCATTCACCTATAGGTAATAACAGTTATGAACGTGTAAAATATGCAACAGAACAAGTTAGAGCGTTATCTTACACTCATAACTGCCCTATTATAACAGCAACACAGTTAAACAGGTCGGGGTACGATACACAAGACCCGGGATTAGATACTATTGGTGAAAGTATGGGGCTTGCTATGACAGCTGATGCCATATTCTCTATTTTTCAGAACGAAGAAGACAGGGGCTTAGATCAAATAAGGTTGGGTGTAATGAAAAATCGATTTGGTCCAAACTTCGGTGCTACAGAAATGAGTATACACTACCCAACGTTAACTATTAGTGATGGTGGTGGTGAAGATCTTGGAGCTGCAACAGCAAACGTGATGGGTGCTATAGAGGCTTTAGCCAATGGTTGAGTATTCATCCAAAAATCATAATTATCTTAATGAACGGTAAAGATTATGTATTTACTGATTCGGATTTAGACGGTGTTGGTAGTTTACTGGTGCTAAGGTGGCTATTGGGAAAGGAAGTACCTTTCAAAACCACCACTCATAAGAATTTTAGAGAGGATTTTGTTAATTTTCTCAGTAGAAATAAAATTTCCGAATTTGATACAATCTATATATGCGATTTAAATGTTAGTGATCACGGAGATTTACTTAATCATAAAAATATTGTTGTTATTGATCACCATAATGGTAAAGACAATTACAATGAGCATACAAAGCCTACTTTAGTATTAGATAGCGACTATACTTCTACTACAAAGTTGGTGTTGAAGCACCTTCTTGACACCGTTCCTAATTGTACCTCTAATTTAAACAAACAAAAAGCTAAATTAATTGAATTAGTTGATGATTACGACTGTTATCGTTTAGCTCACAAAGAAAGTCTTGGTTTAAACTTCGTATTATGGAGTTATACAGGTAGTAGAGTAGAAAAGTTTATAGATGAATTCTCAGATGGGTTTAGCGAGTTTACTTTACACCAGAAAAATATGATTTCGTTAGCTAATAAAAAGATTAAGGATCATATCATTAACGGTGAAGCTTATTCTTTTAATACGAAGATAGATAACAAAGAGTATAAGCTTATTTCTACTGTTTGTTCCTTTCACATTAACGAAGTTGCATCTGCTATACTAAAAAGATACAATTCCGATATAGCTTTTGTTATAAACACCAAATCAGGAAGCGTTAGTATAAGAAAACGTGCCGGTGTACCTGTAAATTTAAACAAACTAGCAAATAAACTAATAGACGGTGGTGGTCATACTGATTCAGCTGGAGGAAAGCTGACAGAAACATTTTTAAAGTATACCAAACTGTTTTCCCTTGAGTCATGAAGTACGAAAATCATAATCCAGTAGAACACACACATAGTAAAGAGATGGCTCATGCGTTTATGGGGTTTTGTTCCTTTGTATCAATACTCAACAACAAAAAAGTCAATCTTCCTAATATCTTTATATTACTTTTAAAAGATCAGAAGCTTAGAAGCCTATTCAAAGAACAAATTGATATAGATACAGACTTTGAAATGGTGAAACTGTTTTTATTTTATGATCCTTCTTTACATAAAAGCAAATATATCATGAAATACATTAATAGCAGTAAAAATAAATTGATTCATTAGTGGAAACGTCTATAATTTATTAGTGACTGATTTCGAAAAACTAATTTATAATACTCATTTAAAGGTCAGTCGGGTTTCTAAAAATAAACCTTATAAATTCAGAAACAATTTCGATAATATAGATGATAACAAGAGATTTTTATGTAAAAAGTTAGCTCATTTTTTTGCAAAACACAATAACATTAATATTGACAGGTTCTTTTTAGCTCCTTTCAAGATCTACCAAGATAACCCTACTTTAGATCTAAAATTTTACACTTCTTTAAAGGCATGTAAGCTTTATTTTGATTATGTTAACAGTTTGAACAGATCAGAAATAAATTCTAAAGAAAATAAGGAGTTCTTCCTTAATTCCGGGTTGTTTATTACGAAATATTGCAACAAACATAAGATTAAATGGGATGATTACATAACTCATAAAGAAAACAAGACCGATACACTAAATTCCTTCTTTTCTCATCTTAAATCAGGAGATGTCTCCGTTTATTTGCTATATTCCTTTCCAGAATTTTCGAGAGAGTTTAAAAAAGCAGATCGAGAAGTGGTAAACATGATGCTAAAAGATGTAATTGATGATATCAGTTTGTATCGAGTAAAATACTACAATATTAAACCAGAATTAAAGGATCATTTTAACAAGATTATAAATCTATGCAAAGAAAAAGTGGATACATTAGTAGATTAATATATAATTATGGAATGGCAATTGGTATTGCCATAGCGAAAAATAACGAACAATAATAATATTAAAATAAATTATGGCAGATATAAAAAAACTATTCGAAAGTATAAAGGCTGAAATGACAAAAGACTCCGGTCAGACAAATCGTTCTCAGTTTTTAAGAACAGAAGTTGGTAATACTTATACAGTGCGACTATTACCTAATGTGAAGGATGCAAATAAAACATTCTTTCATTATTATACGCACGGGTGGACTTCATTTGCTACCGGTCAATACATTAATCAGATAAGCCCACAGACGTGGGGTGAGCGTGATCCAATTGGTGAAGCTCGTTATCGTATTACTAAGACCGGTACAGAAGAAGAAAAAGAGAAGGCTAAGACGATATTGCGTCGTGAAAACTGGATGGTAAACGTTTACGTTGTAAATGACCCAGTTAACCCAGATAATAACGATACAGTTAAGTTGTTGCGTTTTGGTCGACAGTTACATAAGGTGATTATGGAAGCTATGCAAGGTGATGAAGCCGAAGAATTAGGCCCACGCATCTTTGATCTCGGTGAAAATGGATGTGATTTTCGTATTAAGGTTGAGAAGCAAGGCGACTTTCCTACATACGTATCATCCAAGTTTGGTATGCCTAAAGCAATTCAAGGCATGGATGACAACAAAGCAAAAGAAATCTACGAGAGTATAACTGAGCTTGAAAGTGTCTTTACTGTAAAAAGTTTTGATGAGCTCAAAGAGACCTTGAACGAGCATTTCTACTGCTTAAGTACAGATGATGTTGCAAATGCCTCTACTAGTACAACTATTATTGAGAATAAAGCAACTGAAACTTCGACACCTACTGAAAAAAGTGAACCAGTATCAAGCACGACGAACAATGACGATAGCGACGATGATGATATTGCTAACTTGCTCAATAGTCTAGAAGACATCAAGTAATGGATAAAGGACCTAAATTACCGCCAGGTGAACCGACTAATGCTGATATAAATGTACCGCCGGTAAACCATAGCGCTGGTTTAGATCCAGGTTTAGATCCGGGTGCAGGGCAACCTGCCCCGGATGATCCTTATGGTGATGCAATGGCCATAAGGGGTCTTTTTGGTGCTGTACATAATGATTTGAGTCAACTAAATGAACATCTAGTTGGTGAAGCTTCAGGATTAAAAAGAGCGGACGTAAACAAAGCAAGAATGGATGCGGACATTCTCAATCTAATGGGACAAAAACCTGCACAGGCCCCACCGCAACAATTTCCACAACAACCAGTACCAGAACAGATACAACAACAATTTCCTCAACAAGTACAGCCACCGGTACAACAACCTCAGCCTCAAACGCAACCAGGACCCACTTCAGAAGAAAATTTTTACGATCCAAATCAATTAGAATTTGCTTTTGATAATTCAGCTACTGCACACGACATAAATGATAAATTGTTTTCACTAGAGGAAAAAGTAGCAGCCAATAATAAACTTTTGAAAAAAATTATAAAGTTATTGGAACAAGATACCAAAAAAAAGTAAGTTGTACCTCTAAGTCTAAAGGCTATAATAAGTTATGGTCATTAATATCAAAGATAAAAACCAATTTATAGCATCTTATTTGCGTCCAATTAGCGCATTAACTGACGCAGTAATATTAAAAACTAATGACAACAAATTAGAATGTATAGCAAACAACGAGCAGGGGTTAATTGTTTATGCATCTTATAAGTTGGATGTGGAATCAGATTTAGTCTTCAACATACCAAATATTAAAAAGTTAGAAAAGATTTTATCGTTTATTGAAGGCGATGAAATTGATTTAAACTATAAAGAAAATTCTCTATCTTATAAAGACAAAAAGATGAGATTTAAATATCATTTTCTAGATGATAACATTATTCAAGCTCCTAAATTAAGCGTGCAGAAAATTATGAGCTTACCTCATGATGTAGAATTTAATATGGACTCATCAAAAATAGGCGAGCTAGCAAAAGGTGCTGCATTTGTTGCTGAGTCTGAAAAACTTTATATAAACATTTCAGATGGTAAAGTGTTTGCTGAAATAACAGACAGGGCTAATTCATCTGTTGATAGTTATTCAATTTTGATTAATGAAAACGCTGCCGATGTAAAGGAAGTTAGCTTTCCAGTTCATTTTGATATAGTAAGACTATTAGGGGCGACAAATCAAATAAGAATTAAAGTAAAGATTAATACAGAACAAGGATTAAGTACTTTTGAACTACAAACAGAACAAACATTATTGAAATATGTTGTACCTGGTTTGCAAGTATGAGGAATAAAATAAAGACATGTGGTTATTTTAAAAAACGTTTGAAAGATAGCGGGTTTATCGTACTAGATGTCTTTAAAAATTTTAATGACTACGATAAACGTAAGTGGTGCCTTCTTATTAACCCGGGTGAAGAGTCTATCTTGTGTACTTGTTATGTAAATTATGACAATGACGTGTCTGTAGCGTTTGAATTTAATGATGGTGGGAGAAAAATACCAAAAAACTTTTTTATGGCCACACCATCAATGGAATCAATTATTTCCCAACTTATCGTTACATGGGGCGTAAATAATAATAACAAAAGCTCAAATTATTATAAAAAACGATGAGTAAAAAAAGCAAAAACGAAGGACCATCACCCACACCGTTACCAGATGACAATAATATTGACAATTTAACGGAAACCGAAATAAAAAAAGCTTTTGAATCGTTAGTAAAACGGAAATTTTCTAAAGAACAAAATCAACAAGCAAATAACTACAAAGAACTGGATAGAATACTAAAAGAGTACATGGAATGTTGTATTATTTTAGGTTATGACACCAAAGGAAATGGTATTGTAAGAATCATTCACGATAGTCACTTGCAAAACGACGCACTACATCATTTATTACAGAAAGTCGTTATTTCACAAGTAGGTCCACCTGGTTTTATGGGTGGTAATTCCTTGGAGTGATCTTAATATATTGATATGGCTAATACAAAAGTCCTCGTAGTGGGGAAAGGTTTCATCGGACAGCAAATGTCCAATTTTCTTGCAACTGATGACAAATTAGAGGTGCATCAGATAGACAGCTCCCAAGTAAACTACCGTGATTATAATACCCTTTGCAACTTTCTAGAAGATTTTGCTGAAAACGGTACTCAATTTGACGCATTAATTAATGCTGCCGGCTATACCGGAGAAAAAAATGTGGACGACGCTGAAAAAGAAAAAGAATTAGTGTGGTTGCTCAATGCAGTACTACCAACAACTCTTGCTTCAGCCGCTCAAGCGTCTAACATACCATATTTTTTCAACATTTCATCAGGGTGTATCTTTACGGGTTATACAAAACCAGATCCTTTTGTTGGTTACACAGAAGAAGAAATTCCTAACTTTGGTTTGTTTGATGACGATTCATCTTTTTATAGTAAGACAAAGCATGCGGGTGAATTAGCTTTAACTTCTAGTTTTAATTGCTACAATCTTCGAATCAGAATGCCAGTTGGTGAAATTTATCACAAAAAAAATCTTATTTCAAAGATGCTAAAGTATGATACGATTCTAAATGAAGATAATAGTGCAACATATATGTACGATTTGATGAATTTTGTATATAATGCTATTTTATCACCACCACCTTTCGGTATCTATAACATTGTAAGTTCAAACGCCTTTAGAGCAAAAGATTTATTTGTAGCATTTAATAATAATAAAGAAGAACTTATACAGGAAGGACTATTACCAGAGAATTGGTCGTTAGATAAAATTAAATTCGTTACTGAAAAAGCTTTTTATAAGAAAGGTGTTACGGCTGTAAAGAGAAGTAACTGTATCTTGAATAATAATACAGCATCTGATTTAGGTCTTCATGAATTTACAATAGTTGATCACAATTTCTTAGACAAAATAGTTAAAGGGTATATAGAAGACAAAAAAGCAAAAGAAGCTGAACCACAAAACGTGGTAGACATTTCAGAAATTAAAAGCAACGAAGACATATGACTGTTTTAGTTACAGGAGGGTACGGTTTTATTGGTCACCACTTGGTAGATCAATTACTAGATAACGGGTATAAAGTTATTGTTTACGACAAACAAACTTATGCATGTGATTATGTTTACATAGACCGTGTAAAAAATCAAAAAGCTATACTCGGTGACATTCTAGATGTTAAAAAACTTGAAAGTGTTTTTAGAATACACGAATTTCATAAAATTTTCCACCTTGCAGCTGAATCTCATGTTGATAATAGTATATCTGATCCGAACGTGTTTGCGCATACAAATGTTATAGGCACGTTGAATATATTGAACCTTGCTAAAAAGTACGGAAAGCAAGTGATCCACGTGTCAACCGATGAAGTATACGGTGCATTACGTAATGATGATAAGAATTGGAATGAAAACCAACCCTTACAACCAAATTCACCTTACTCATCTACAAAAGCAAGTTCAGATTTAATAGCGCTTTCATATTTTAAGACATATGGATTAGATGTACGTGTAACTCGCTGTTGTAATAACTTTGGTACAGGTCAGCATATAGAAAAACTAGTACCAAAATCGATATTGTCTTCGATTAACGATAAAGAAATCTTGCTTTATGGTGATGGTACCAATAAACGTGAATGGATTCATGCCAAAGATCATGCTGATGCATTAATATTAGTTTCAGAAAAAGGGCAACCTGGAGAAATTTATAATATTGGTTCGGGGGAAGAGTTTTCCAACAATCAACTTGCCAAAAAAATAATTAAATACACAAATGAAGACTCGGTAATAAGATATATTAACGATAGGCCGGGTCATGATTATAGATATGCTTTAAATTTTTCGAAAATTAAACGTCTAGGGTTTAATCCGAAAAGAAGCATAAACAGCAGAAAGGAATGGAATGAAATTATTAAATTTTATCAGGAACACTGGAAAACCAAAACCAAGATATCTGTACGCAATTAAAAACGGTGACTATGCAGGTCATTTTTGTGCTTATATCTACTCAACTAATGAGAAGCACGTGTTTCTAACTGTACCAAACAACCAAAAAATAGAAGTACCATTAAAAGATTTTGAAGATGGAATAGAACAGGGTGTTGTCGACTTTGTAGAAGTGCTTCCTAAACATGTTTATAAAGTAATTAAAGCTCAATATGATGCAACCAACTGATTATATCTCTGATATTAAAGCCTTTGATGAAGGATTAAAGCAAGATGCTAAACGCCCAGAAAATTTTGTGGATAACCAACAAGGTAAAATTTTTGGCATTGGCTTATCAAGGACCGGTACAACTTCCTTACATGAAGCTTTAAAGATTCTAAATCGGAACCCTATTCACTTCCCACAAAACATAATGGATTTTCTAAATTACGATTCTGCTGTGGATTCTTCCGTTGCATTTTGTTATAAATTTTTGGATGTGTATTTTCCTAATGCAAAATTTGTATATACTGTTAGAGATATAGACGGTTGGGTAAAATCTATGTATAACTACTATCAAAAAGTGGTTAACCCTCAAACAAACCCGTTTAATGATAAAATAAACAAAATATTTTACGGTAAAACAAAGTTCAATGAAGATAATAACGAAGATTTTAAAAATGGGTACGAAAAACACCATTTTGATGTTATGTCTTATTTTAAAGATAGGCATAATGACATGTTATTGTTAGATATTATAGGAGGAGACGGCTGGGATAAACTATGCCCGTTTTTAGGTTGTGATATTCCCGATGTACCTTTTCCAAATATGAACCCTTCCAAAGATATTGACAAAGTTGCAGAATCTCTTAAAATGGACCAACCTCAAATTGTGGGTGGCGAACTTATCATTAACGAATTAAGTTGACTTATTCATTAGAGTAGTTAAAATGATTGTATGGTATCTTTAAGAGATAAAATACTAAAAGCTAAATCGGATAAAGAAATTGATTCTTTAGTAGAAGAGTTTGAAACGTACGAATATGCTTCAACCAATACGAAAACCAAAGTAAGGCGTGCGGTGAAGCAAAAGCGTACTGTGCTTTCGGATAAAGGTAGTAAGAAGTCAAAAAAGAAAGACAAGAAAAATGAAAACACTTCTACTAGACGCAAATAATTTACTTTATCGCATTTTTTGGGTTAACAAAAACAAAAAAGACAACGACATTAACATGTCTACGTTGATGTTTTTACGCTCAGTTAAGTCTTATGTAGATAAATTTAGTCCTGATCATGTTTATGCTGCTTGGGACAAGAAATTAGCTTATCCATCCACTAATTTTCGTAAGTCGCTTTCAAAAAGCGAGTATAAAGGCAATAGAGATGGTGACATTGCTAAAGAAGCTCATAAAAATGATGAAACGTTGAGAGAGCTATTGGATATGTTGGGGATAAAGAGTATCTACCCTAATAGAATGGAAGCTGATGACGTGATTAGTTATCTCGTAGACAAACTACCCGGAAAAAAGGTTATTGTTACAGTCGATAAAGATTTATATCAATTAATTGATGAAAACACAATGGTCTTTAATCCAATACAAAAGGTTGCTATAACTGATGCTAACTTTGAAATATATACCAAGGGTGTTAGTAGGAAGAATTTTTTAGATTACAAAGCAATTGTTGGAGACAATAGCGACAACTTAAAAGGTTTGCATAAAGTTGGTCATAAGAGAGCACTTAACTTAATAGAAAAGTTTAACGGTACAAAAGAGGGTTGGGATAATATTCTAAACGAGGATAATTACAAAATTTATTCGCATAATATTCAAATGATGGACCTATCTGTAGGTTGGAGATATTATGAAGATGAAGAAGTTGCATATAAGGATCAATTAGCAAAAGGCATGCCCCCTTGCGATTCTACTGCATTTTATAAAAAGTGTCAATCTTTAGATCTAGGATCTATTATGAAAAATAAAGATAAGTGGACAAATACTTTTTTCACTAAGGATGTTTTTCAGGAAGTTGTGGATAAAGTTAACCTATTAAATAATAAATATATAAACAATAGATATGACGAACAGTTATCACAGCAGCATGCAAATGGTTAGAGCAATTCCTATTGCTAGCCCAATCTCAGGAGAAACAGTTATGCCACGTCTCCATAAAGTCCAAAGAAACAATAAAGTATATACAGAAGCTCATTGGATTGATCCGGCTAGTGGTGCCTTTATAAGAAAAGGAATTGTTTCCATTGAAGATGTAGAGAAGTAATCTATAATCTTTGGTATAGTGTTACCAGAAGCATACATAATTCAAAAGTTTTATCAGTATGCTGGGTCGCCAAAGTATAATCGATTAACGAAAACGTACCAAGGAGGGTGCCCTATATGCCGAGAAGGCAAATCATGGGGTAGAAAACGTAGATTATTTTATATAGTAAAGGACAATTATTTTCATTGTCACAATTGTGGTCATCATTCAAACCCTACAAACTGGATTATAGAAGTATCAGGTAGTACCTATGAAGAACTAATTGAAGAGAGTAAAGACTTTGATATACTACCACCGGAAATAAATGAAACAAAATTAAATGATACTGTATCAAAAATTCTTAAACAAAAGCTACCAGAAGATAGCATAAACCTTTTCGACAACAATCAGACAAGTTATTTTAAGTCTAACCCAATAGTACAAACCGCATTAAAATACATTAAGGATAGACATTTAGATAATGCAGTTAATAAACCTAAAAGTCTCTGGTTGTCTTTAAAAGATAAAATTCATAAAAATAGACTTATTATACCTTTTTATGATTCAAACAATAAGATAATTCATTATCAAACAAGAACACTACTTAAAAGTGATGATAAGTTTAAACCAAAGTATTTGTCTAAAGTAAATAGCGACAAAAGCGTTTTTAATATAAATCAAATTGATGAAAATCATGATAGAATTTATATATTTGAAGGTCCTATTGATTCTTGTTTTACAGGTAATGGTGTTGCTGTAGCTGGTATTACAGAAAATAGTTCAAAGTTATATACTAAGCTTCAATATGAACAACTTAACAAATTTCCATTTCATGAAAGAGTAATTGTACTTGATTCTCAATGGCAGGATTCAGCTTCTAAAAACAAAACAAAATTCTTATTAGATGCAGGGTTATCCGTTTTTATTTGGCCAAAAACTTTAGGTATAAAATATAAAGACTTTAACGCAATTGCTGTAGATCAAAAAATGAATAAAATACCCGCTACATTTGTGGATATGCACTCGTATAGCGGGTTAAAAGGAAGAGTTATTTTATCTCAAATAAATTAACGTGCTGGACCAGCTCCTGGTCCTGTTTCTACTGTATGTAGATAACCTTTAAGATTCTCAATTAAAGAACTTAATTCCATTGCAACTCTAGCAATCTTCTTAGTTTCTGCACCAGCGATTTTATTGAATAAAGTATCACAACTAGCTGCATGTAATAAAGATTGAACTGAATCAGGTTTCTCACTATTAAGGTAGTTAGTAAATTCTTCCATAGCACCAATGATACCTACCAGTTCTTGGGCTTGTGCTGCATTACTCTGTGCTGTAACTTCGCCACCGTCTAATGTTGGTGCTTCTACATCATACTCTGTTACATCGGTACCCGGATCCAACTGGGTTTCCATAGCTTCAGTATCTGTTATTTTTATTGTCTCATCTTGCTCCAATATATGAACAAAGTGTTTGCCAAAAAAGCTCATGTATATATTTATGCTTTTGAATAAATATTAACATGGGTAGTTTAAAAATTTTAGAAGAAGACCAAATAAAAATGTATAATAAATGGGTGAGAGGTATCGCTACCCGCGAGCAAAAGCCATCCCATGTAACAGTAGGAGATCTTCTTCAAGCATCGGGACGTAACGATAATAACAAGGCTCCCTTACAATTACCGTTTCCTTTAACACATATTGTTGAAGATATGGGGAGTTTATATCTAGCAACAGACAATATTCAAGCAAAAGCAGACATGGCTAAGAATAACCCTGTTGTAACAGAAAGTGATAATGCTTTAGATAGTTTAAAAGGATTTGTTCGGAAATGTAAAAAAATAAAAGCCATTATAGAATCAATGACAAATGACTTAGATATTATTGTTGACAGAAAACCTTATGAAAGTAGGAATTCTGAACCAGAAGACAATAGTGAAGACGTTCCAAGTGCTCCTATGGACAGTGGAGGATCACAAGCAATAAACAAATTACCGCACTAATGTTATTTCAAGAATATTATACTTTAGATGAAATTGAACAGCAATTAGACAATGGTGTTTATCATGACATCAGACATCTAGTTTCCGTTCTTGGTACCGCAATACGCACAAGCCATCTTGATCTTTCAGCAGCATTAAAATTATTGGCTTATTATTATCAAAAGGATAGAAAGACACCCAATAAAGGCGAACTTCAAAAGTGGGCATCCGAACTTAAAAGCGCTACTAGTAGTTGATAATCAAACTTACTACATTATAATAATTAAGTGATTCAAATCGTCAGATCTTTATCTATCGTAATAGCAGTTAGTTCTTTTATTGGTGGTTGCGGCTACCTTTTAGGGTATAATTTCTTTGCTATATTTGGAATTGCATTTGTAAGTCAATTTATTACATATGATCTATTTACCCGATATCGAAAAGGTGCACTAGAAGTACAATTTAGAGAACTTGAAAATGAACGAATAAAAGCTTTTTCAGAACAAGGGTTAGAAGTTACTTGCCCTGTAGAGAATTGTATGCACAAAACATTTGTTCCGATTATCATTAGTGAAGATAATGAATATGATTGTCCTAAATGTAATGTTGGAGTAAAAGTTTATATAGGCACTAAATGCTTTCTAAAAACAACCCCAATAGAAGGAGATCCATTTGAAAAACACAATTTTGTAACTAATACAGATTATGACCAGTAGTAATCAAACTTTATCATTTAATGAACATTCCGGTTCTAGTATATCACCGGTGGCTCCAGTAAAAAGTACTGAAAGATATCATGGTACCATGTTAAGAGAATCCTACGAAAAAGGAATAATTGCCGCCACTGGTACTCTCGATGCTAAAAACAAGGATAGGATTCTAGAAAATTTAATTAAGGTTGTTTTTGACGATATTCTTAGCGAAAATTCTAATAAGATAAAAAGCAACCACAATATACTTAAATTAAACTTACAGGTTATTGAAAATGCAATAAAAAATACAAAGCTAAGTAATTTTAACTTTGACCACGAAAGGATTGCCTCTATAATAGAGGGGTATGCTAAAGTCATCGAACAAAAAAGTACTAAACGAAATGTCTGACGAAGAGATTTCAAGGTGGTTGTGTCTTTTTGACGCAGTAAATTATGTTGCAGCAAAGGCAGAAAATTTAGGAATGGATATTAATAAAAATAATTCTTGGATAAAGCCTCTTGCATTTAAAAATTACATTTCTGAAATGTATGAATCTGTTTATTTAAATTATAAAATGGGTGGGGATAAAAAAGTAGAACCCCGAAATGTAAAAGAGTTTATCTATCAAGACCATGCATTACATTCTTAATACAACAGTTAAGGTACCGATCAGCCACCAAAAACCGGTGGCTGGTCCTACCATACCAAGTCAACAAAGGAACCGAGTAGGTTCAAAAATAGTCGAAAAAAGATCTTTACTTCCGGGTATACTCTATACTTTGAGTTATATTAGAAAAGAAGACGATAAAGTAAATTATACATTTAAAGGACAAGACGGAACAGTTTTAGTAGAATCATTTCGTTCCTGTCAAGAAGCTGATATGTTTATTGCTGGTCTAAGAGGGGAATCAATACCAGAATACGATAAGTTTTACAAAAATCTTAAGACGTAGGACCGAAAGGACCATCTTCTGGTTCTTCTGTATTACCATAACCTCCATAAACATCATCATAATCGAAACCAGAATAATCAAATATCGCTTTTGATAGGTCTTCTAGATCACCATCATAACTCTTATTAGGTGATCTTGAATTTTCGCCACCATCCATTCTACCAGAGAATTTATCATCATACACTTGATCGCTACCACCTTCAGTACTCAAACCAGGCTCGAAACTATAGTCATAACGTTTAGCCTTTACCATCCAAACATAGTGACCAGCAAGAGGATTAATTCTCGCTACATCTTCATCTAGTCTCTCTGTTATCTCAAACTTTTTACCTGTTCGTGGCCATGGTCTATCATCACCATATTCAGTTAATTCAAATACATCACCTGCTTTAGGCTCTTGTGGGTAACCAAAAGAAGTATAAAAGCTGCTTATATGTATATATGCTGTCAATTCATCATCAGAATCAAAACCATACTTTTGTAATATTACTGCATTTTCATTTAGTTCTAAAGCAATTATTATTCTTTTGGGATCTTTAAAAATTTTCGTTGGTTCCTCACCATAAATGTTACCAGGTCCACCACCTTCTCCATTTATTGCACCTTGAGGTACACCATCTGCTGATAATGTTTGATATGGGTTTTGCCAATATGTAACTTCTTGTCCAAATAGAGCAATTATTTCTTCCCACCAATTATCTATTATGATTCTTTCACATTCGTTTTGTGATTTATCTGTAAATCTAAAACATTTATTATATGGTTTAGGACCCGGGTAAATAGAACCGGGATTATCTGGATCAGGCGTAGGTACTCCAGGTAAGAACTGGGGCATGATCTGATTCATACCTCTATATCTGTCCATTTCTACTCCCATTAGATTTTATTAATTGGATCTGCGGTTTGTTCTGGTTTTTCTACTTTAGTTTTTAATAGATAATATTCACCATTTGGTTTTACTTCTATAGCAATACCTGTCTTTTTTAAACCTTTAGGTCTTCCTGGCTTTAATCTGGTTACACCAAAACGTTTAGTTAACATATATGCGTCTTTTGATGTTATTTTTATATACTTTGGACCCATTTTTTGTTGTAACATTCTATACGCTGCTGGTAAAGAAGTATCAGTCTGTATATACCCGGGAATTGTTTGAACGTTCTTTCTATTCCCCGGGTCCTTTACTACAGATCTTTGATGTCTATGATTAATACCATGAACATTGCCAGTGTTAAATCTTTCTTCTATCATAACGAAAAACTCTTTAAAGGTCACAATTATATTTAAGCAAAAAAAAGCCCCTTTACAGGGGCTTTAAAAAGGCTATCTATTTTTTATTAATTGTTCTTTTGGAAAAACTCTTGATTGCCACCTTTAATCTTGCTCTTAACAACATTAGATTTTCCCTTTACTGACGTTGGGTTACCCTTTTTCTGGTTAACCAACGGCGTACCTTCGTCAGTTCCTTCACCATCAATACCGTCTTTAATTTTGCCATCGCCTTCGCTATGACCAACGGTCTGTGTATATTGTGAATGAACAACGTTTGCACTACCAGTTACTGGTGTTGGGTTACCTTGCTTCTGGTTAACTAACGGTGTGCCAAGAACCTCAGCTTCAATTTCCTCACCAAAGTAATTGAAATTCTCTTCATCCTCTTCAGGGTGGTCGCTTGTACCGTAATCTCTTACTTCACTCTTACGACCGGTCTTTTTGTCGAAACGACGAGCTCTGTCGCCCTTGTTTCCACCAAAGCGCTTCTCCTTCTCGGATTCATCTTCATCAGGGTCCCAGTCATCAGAATCACCGAGTTCGTCCTCGACGTCCTCGATATCATCAACTGCGTCTAAAACGTCTGCTAATGCGTCATGTAAATGATGAGCTACTTCTTTAGGAATTGTAATTGTGAATGAATCAGACTCTTCAACATCGACATCTTCTACTGAATCGTCAATACCGAGTTCAACAGCGTCAATTTGTTCGTCGTCCATTACTTCTTCGTATAAACGGTCAAAAATAGATTTGTTCTTAGCCATATTAGTATTTATACTCTCTTTGTTTATTTTTTCATTTTCCGCCTTAAAATAATCAGAAGCATCTGTATCAGATAATTGCTTCACATCGTAGGCGTTACCTAATTTAATTTCTGGGTTATTTGGATCTAATTCCGTACTTTTAAAATTGTCTGCGCCGTTAGGTCCAGAGTTGTCATGAACAAACCCTTTATACCCTTGTGGCTTCTCAGCAGGTATGTCAGTATTACCACCTTTTAGCTTTACTTTCTTACCGGCTTTTTCCCAGGTTCGTTTGATAGGCTTACCAGGTTTGATCTGCTGCTTGTGAGCTGCTTTTCCAGGCGGCACACCAACTACAGATTCATAAGCTTCTTCTATCATTTTAAGCTGTCGGTCATTTTCACTTCTAAAGTTTTTTCGCTTCATAAATTTATATTTATCCTTTTATTAATAGTTACCAACAGGAATACGACCCGTATCTAGATCTACTTCTGTTGATTGGTTACTAATTACCATTATATCGTCCTTGTGGAGATGTAATATTTCGTCATCATCTGTCTGAATAACATAAGTATCAGCGGGATTTGATACAATCCCAACAATTTCACCTGTACCGCCACCTTTATCGTCAGCGATATCTATATATGATCCAATACCCTCTTCGTTTTCATCTCTAATTGGGTCACCTTCTTGAGCTGCCCTGTTAACTTCTTCTT